TACTATAACTTTCATCTGTATGTTGGTCTGCGTCTTCTTTAACAATAGTGGATACTTGATTCTCTGGCATATTTGGATTAAATTTTTCAGATTCATTTACACCCACAAATCTGGCTAACTCGGAACTAATCTTAAATTGATAGGATTGAACCAAAGTAATTGGAGAAGCATTACTCGCAGTTCCGAGTGGAGAGTTTGCTCCAGTCTTTTCCCATCCAGCCATCTTAATAGTTTCAAATCCTTCACCGTTCTTTTGGGCAGACATTAGGACACTGAATGGAATTTGAGAATTTGCCTTCTGTGCTTTCTGAGCATCTGTTCCAGAATTGATAGTAGTAAGACCTCTTTGTCGGAAGAAATTATAACTTAACCATTTAATGGAATTTTTACTATCATAAATCATATTGGAAGTATCAACATAGTTTGAATTAATTAGATTGAAAAGTCGGAACTCTAATTTATCATTTGCTGCGGCTTGAAATCCTTCAGCCCAATACGTTTGAATGGCAAATCGAGCATTCACATCATTAGCATTTGCTCCTTCTAACAGTGTAGCCATTGGACAACTCCATACCTTAATCATTCTGTTAATCTCTGCGGCCGCTCTTGTGGGGGCATTGTGTCGAGTTGAATAATTAGATGCTCTCCATATATTCAACATCTGTTTATTACCATCTGGTTGAGAAGAACCAGTAATTTCTATACCAAGAAATGCTTGAGGAATTCCAGAGGCTTTATCGGCTGTTGAAGCATTAACTCGAATAGCATTGGAAGTATTTGGTTTATATATAATCGGAACAAATAGGTCTTGACCACCAGCCTCTGGTGCTTGTGTCCCAGTTGTGCCGTGAGTAAAACTATTGACTGAACTTCCATCAGCATAGGCAGTCCAATCATCAGCACCAGCCTTTAGTGAATCTGCTATTTCGTGTGAACTGAGTCCCATAAAAATACTTCCGATTTGAGTTCCTACAGTCATATTTGCTTGAAATTCTATTAAATTGTGATTTTCTGAATTAGGGGAAAGTGCCGACTGATATGAAAAATCATAAGTTTGTTTCGACATACCAAAGCAATCATAGAATAAATCTGCTTGGTCTGCTCCAGCGTCAGCGTTAGTTTTAACACAGACATCTCCAATACCATTCTCACCCATTCCAAGATTGTGTTCTCCAGATAATCCAAGCCAAGATGGTAATTCCAGAACATTATAATCTTTATACCAACCTATAGCAATCTTTGAATAATCTTGTCTTTCATAAACTGGATTGTAGAGAAGCATCTGTTTTGGAACTCCAGCAACTGCTCGGATTCCATAATCAGCATCGACCTCTGGGTCTCCACCGAGTCTTTCATTAATAACTTGTTCTAATTGAGAGGCTGTATATCCAGTTTGATTTGTTAATGGATTGATAACTGGAATCGTAATTGTATTCGTTCCCATTACAGTATTGGCAGTTCCAGCGGTGGCTGGTAGCACAGTCGGAAGAACGTCAATTAATACGACTTCTATAGTTTGGTCTGTATTAAAATAAATTGATGAGTTTCTTTTAAACTTCGCAAAGTTCAGATAAACTTTGGAATTTGGTTCTATAACAAGGGGTTCACGAAATCTAACTGAATAAGTGTGTCCATTATCCACTGGCGAGACAAGGTTTATTGAAGTCATATTTATATATATAACTGAGAAAATTAAAACTGAAATAATAAATGTTTGAACTCTTCTTCTGGTTCATCTGTATAAATATATTTTCGTTTGGTTTTTTTGGGGTCTACCCTCATATAACCATCACGAAATGCTTTTTTAAGGGACTTGACTTTCATCCGAACACCTTGTTCGGCAAGTTGTAGTTTCATTAAGAGTTTTTTTGCTGGGTCTCGACGCATAGGTCTTTTCGTAATGTAATACCTTCGTCCGTAAGTTTCTCCTAATCTTGAACCATCTTTTTTACCGATTTTATATCCGTTGTTGATTTTAAATATCTTCAAGTCCATATTAATATAATATTTTATTTTTCTATTTGGCGTTTAACTAATTGACTATGAATATCTGGCTCGATAGAACATTTAGATTTACAACATATAGTCATCTTACACACGACACGCTTTAAAAATTTTCCGAGCATATGATTTAAAGAGATTTTTTTTACATAGTCTTCACTAAAGTCTGAAGATTTAAAGCAGCATTGTATTTAACGAATGTCTGAACAAGTTCCGACTTATTTCGTCTATCAACTGGTAAGAGTGTAGAACCAGCATTGACTCCAGAATGAACAGTATTAGAGTAATCTCGGTTGATGTAGTTAAGAGAATTTCCGACACCATAAGTGTAATCAACTCCTAAACCGAGAAGTTCTGGATATAACTGATTACCAACACCGCTTGTAGCAGCAACAGCAGTTCCTTCAACAGCAGCATTACCAGCAGTATAGATACCATTAGTTCTGTCTCTGTAATCAAATTCTAAATTGTTGGCAGACCTTCGCATATTAGCGGAACTTCGTTTTGATTCTGTTCCTCCGAGTAATGCTCTTTCGAAATGTTTTCTAAGTTCTACATCACCCATTATATTTTCACGCTTGAGCATCTGTGAAGGGTCAAGTGAACCCTCACCTAACTCAACTAATGATTCATAATTAGGTTGTGATTTGAGTGGGTATGTGAATGGAAATCTGAGATTATCTTTCTTATGTTCAACTTGTTTCATTCCCACTGGAAGTCGGAAGTTTGCTTGTTGATAGGCTAAGTTGTTAGTTTGGTCTTTATCTAAATATAAATTACACATTGCCTTAACTGAATTGAGTTGTGGAGTATAACTAATATTATCTTGGTCTGCGTGGATATCATTTAATAGGTTGAGTTGAGAGTTGAGAGGAATCTGTGCTTGGTATGCTTTCATTTCTGCTGGAGTCGGAACTATGTATCGACCCTCCAACTTAAGATTTCGAAGACAATACATCGAATTTGCTAAATCATTAGCGGCTTGATTACCTTTATCTCTGAATCGTTGGAACAACACAGAACTATCTGGAGCAAGGTGGATTGTGAGCATAAGACCATTAGTGTATGCTTGACCTAAATGAATATTTCCAGACTGGAATAAATCAATATCTAATTTGATAGAGAATGGAACACCTAATTCTCGGTTGTTGTTAGTTTTCAAATCTTGGGCAGTTTTATCGGCAATAATCTGAATTCGTCGATTTACTTCATTGGCGTGATTGCCTTGAGCAAGTGAGCGATTTGGTGCGACACCCCACAAATAATCTTCATCATTGTTTGTATAGGCTTCTCGGAGTGAACTGTATGCTGGATAGTTGTGGATGTTGATTAACTCGGTATTAGTTTTTTTTGTTTGAATTACCACTTTATCTATAACATTATGAACACCACCGTGATTCGGAATATTACAAGCAACTTCTTTAGTAATAGAAGCACCATTATCATTTTCCATATTGGCGTAGTTTGGGTCTCTGAAACCTTCGTCTGTATCTTGCTGTTTAATTATAAACTGGCCAGATAAGACTAATGTTCTTGTTTCTAACATTTTCTCTACTGCTGGCAGAGAGAACTTAATAATTGGATTTGATTCTTTAAATGAGAATCCACCAGCAACTCCGTTAGCACCAGAACTTTGTAATGGATTATCGTTGAGAGGCGAAATCTGAAAATAATTCTTTTCAATCGGCATTTTATATATTAATAAAATATTTTAATTATAAATAAATAAAACTTTTAGAAAACTCATTTGCTCTAAAGATTTTTTAAATCTTTTTTATAAAATAAGTTGGAGATTATCTTTGTTAATCATTATAGTTTTTACTGAGAATACAAAGTGTATCATTCTCACATTACCAGCGGTAGCACCATCGACTGCTGTATCTCTTCCCTTAGAGAATGTAAGTCGGATTTGTGGTTCAGCATCCTTAAGATTGTAGACAAACTGTTCACCTCGTGCGAGTTCTCTGGCGTGTAAGTAAGTGTTGGTATAATCACAGATGTTTCCAGCACGGCATTCACCAAGTCTTTTCACATCTTTTCCTAATGTTTTGAATGCCTTGACCAATTCATTCATATTAACAACTTTATCTTTTTTCGCATCTGGATTATAGGCTTTGAGTGGATACAGTTTGTTGTTTATGAAATACTGGACTGAATCTAAAAATATCCGATGTGGTGGTTGACCATTGTAATAGTTCTGACCATATTTCTCATTTTCAGTATTAACAGAGATATAGTGTGTGAAGATACTTTTCGCAGCAGAAGCAACAGAAGTAATATCAGATTGATGACTAAGACTTGTCTGTGGAAGATTATCAAGGAAACAATCCCAAGAGATGTAATCGAACTGACTTTCCTTAATCATTCCTTTCATCATACCTTGAGGTGGGATTACTTGGAGAACTTTGAGTTCAACATTCTTGAGTTTGTAAGTGGATTGAGTGGCATCATTATCAAAGTAAATAACACAGTTGTTAGTAGTCGCACCAGCAGCGGTAAGAGCAGTCTTAGAAACTACAACAATTCTTGCTGTCGGAGTTCCATCGGTTTGTGAGAATTCTCTGTGGACGTGGTCTACAACGAATGGTTGAGCACCAGCCGCTCCACCTCCACCAGTATTTTGAAGAACCATAGAAGCACCCTTAACAATACCGAGTGTTGCTGGGTCGGCAATGTTAGTTCCAGTAATCGAAATAGTTTTGAGTGTCCGAGCACCACGACCAGCACCAGTCCCACCACCACCAGCAGCGGCAATCTTAACTTCGTCTACAGCAATACCATTAGCAAATGAATCGGCTTTCACTACAGAAATGGCTGTATCACCATTAGCAACATTTAATCGAGTCATAACACGCTTGTCTTCGGCAAAAGTGATTTCAACTCGAAGACCACCGAATAATAGGATAGGAGTAAGTTTTTCCGAGACACCGAAGTGTGAGAAAATTCCAGACTTCAAAGGAATACAGAACTTCCGAGCAGCGAATTTCTTAGCACACATCTCATTATCAACATTTGATTCTTGATTAACACCACTTACTACACCAGTTCCAGAAGAAATTTGACTGAAAAGTTCCGAGCCTAAATCTAATGTGCTTCGAGCATCACCAGCATATCCTCGTTCTGTAAGAACATTTGTTTTATCAGTGTCTGTTTGGACACAAGAGTATGCTCGTGGTTCTGGGTCAGTTCCATTCTTAAGTTGAGAGTGGGCATTATCTTCTTCACAATAT